CAACTACCTTGGTAGAAAAATGTTCTTGGACCCTGCTGGTCCGGTTACCATTCAACGCTTTGAAGAAGTCAAGTACAACCGACTGGTCAAGTTTGAACAAGAGGCCAGGGGCTTTTTCTGGGTGCCCGAAGAGATCAGTCTCACCAAAGATGCCAACGACTTCAAGGAAGCTTCAGAAACTGTACGACACATTTTTACCAGCAACCTGTTGAGACAAACGGCACTTGATAGTTTGCAAGGTCGTGGACCCAGTCAGGTATTCACACCAGTGATCAGCTTGCCTGAACTGGAGTCTTTGGTCTACAACTGGACCTTTTTTGAAACCAACATTCACTCACGCAGCTACAGTCACATCATTCGCAACATCTACAATGTGCCACGAGATGTGTTCAACACCATTCATGACATCCAAGAGATTGTGGGCATGGCTGCCACAGTGGGCCGATACTATGATGGCCTACATCAAATCAACTGTGGGAAAGAAACTGGTGCAGCACTGTCAGAAGAAGCTCACATTGATGCCATCTGGCTGGCACTCAACGCCAGCTATGCACTAGAAGCATTCCGCTTCATGGTTTCATTTGCCACCAGCTTGGCCATGGTGGAAAATCGCATATTCATCGGCAACGGCAACATCATCAGCTTGATCCTGCAGGACGAGATCCTGCATCGTGACTGGACCGCTTGGCTCATTAACCAAGTGGTCAAAGAAGATCCGCGCTTTGCTGCTGCTCGCGTGAGATGCGAAGCCGAAGTCATGTCCATGTATCAGGACGTGATTCGTGAAGAAAAAGCCTGGGCCGACTACCTGTTCAAGAAAGGTCCTGTGATTGGCCTCAATGCTGCCATTCTCAAGGACTTCATGGACTATACTGCTGCTGCAGCCCTGAAAGAAATTGGCATCAAGTATCCGGGCACGGCACCCAAGACCACGCCCATACCTTGGTTTACCAAGCACACCAACACCAGCAAGAAACAAGCTGCCTTGCAAGAGACCGAAAGTACCAACTATGTGATCGGCATCATGAGCGATAGTCTTGACTATGATGCACTTCCTGCTATATAATTGGCTTTGGGAGAAAAATCATGAGCGACGGCGGTAAAGGTAGTTCCCCCAGACCCTTTGGAGTCAACGCTGACACATTTGCCAGCAACTGGGAACGAACATTTGGAAAAAAGGAAAACACAATGAAAGCCATAGTATGGTCAAAAGACGCTTGCCCTTATTGTGTGCAGGCCAAGGCCTTGTTGCAACTCAAGGGCATTGAGTTTGAAGAACGCAACATTAATCAAGACTGGACTCGCGAGCAACTGCTGGAGGCCGTGCCCACAGCCCGAACGCTGCCACAGATTTTCTTGGACGAAGCTCACATTGGCGGATTTACGGAATTGAAGAAACACCTAGGATAAACATGACACTGGACGAAATTTATACCATCAAACTCATCAGCGGCGACGAAATGGTTGCCAAAGTCACTGCCGAAACTGACACTGCCTACACCATCACAAAACCACTCACAGTGGTGCCAGGCCCACAGGGCATACAAATGATCTTGAGCGTGTTCACAGCAGATCCTGAACGCAGCTACTCACTAAATAAATCAGCTTGCTCGATTGTGGCTGCAACTCGTGCCGAAGTGCGCGACAGTTACATTGAAGCTACCACAGGAATTCGTCCGGTCAGCAGCAAGATTTTGATGGGATAAATCAGTGCCAAACACACAGCGTCAGGGTGATGCCAACTCGGTTGGGGGAGTTGCCCAAGGCGGCGTTGCTTCGGTGCGTGTGAATGGTCGACCTATCATGACACCAGGTCAGTCAGTGACAGCACACCCTGATTACAATCCACCACACTGCAATGCTGTGACCACAGGTGGCAGCGGCACAGTTCGTGCAGAGGGCCAAGCAGTAATCTACACAGGCTGCTCAGATTCATGCGGTCATACACGAGCTGGTGGCAGTGGGGATGTGAGAGTGGCAGCATAATGTCCCTGACCACACTGCAAATTCAAACTGCCGCAGCCCTGCTGCAAAACACCGGCGTTGGTGTGGCCACAGATTTAACGGCTGGGATTGACACATATCAAGCCTTGGCCTTGATCGAACCCATAAGAGCCACCATCACTCAAGGTGCTACAATCCTGTCCCCTGGAACCATACATAGTCTGCAGACTTTTGCAGCTAGCTCATGTCCTGCACTAGCTGACAACATTCCGTCTGGCAATAATACTTTGGTTCCTCTCATCAACCCCTCGGGATTCTCGGGCCTGATCACTGCCACAGCAGATTCATACATGGGTTCCGGTGATTTGTCCAAATTTGCTCAGGTGTTGAGCACTGCTGTGAGTTACTGTGCCAGCACCAACCAATTTATCAATGCCGCTGCCAACGCCACTACATTTCAAGCCAACACATTCAGTGGTATCAACAACATGATGTCAGGAGACTTGACTGCAGTTACCTTGTCTACGCAGGCATTCGGCCAAGATCTTGCAGCCCTGGGCAACTTGATTGATCCAGCCTATATAGATGTGCTGGGTAGTCCAGCTGCATTGTTGCGACAGTTGGCACGTCAGGGTGCTGTGACTGCACAACTCATGATTGAACTGGGGCGCGGCGGCTTGCCTGCTGATGCTGTGATTGCAATCACTCGAGGCCAGGACAACATATCTCCTGCTGTGCAAAAAATCATGTACCAGGCCATGACATACATCACCGGCAACGACCTGAGCCAAGTAAAACAAATTCTAGGAGTCGCCACAGCCAATATTGCTACCATGGCTGACCTACTGAACCCTGCAGTGATTTTGCCCAGCAGTTATCAAACCTTGATCACTCCCACCTGCTCAGGCAATCGCAATATCTATCTTGGTGCTACCACAGTTGATACCACGCTGGCCGCAGATCTGCCGGTGTATGCCATGGCAGGCTATCAACAGTTGACAGCCATAATCCCCCCAGATCTAGCCCTGGCCAATCGTGCACTGGCTGTGAGCCTGCAACAGATTACCAACATCACTCGACTCACACTGCCTGCACTGGCACAGGCTTACTTGGCTGCGGAAACTGCTCAAGGTCTGGGCTTGATCGAAAGTCAAACCCAACCCATCACTGACCAGTCTACAGAGTATTTTAGCACCCAAGTGGCCACAGGTTCCGGCATCAATGGTACCATAACAACAACCGATGTGTTGGGTGCGGCCTCGGGCACAGGATATGTTGAGCCACTCACAGCGGTCGTTGCTGCCATTGGTGTATTGACTGAGTCAGGTGCGTTGACCGCACTGACTGTAATCTACAACAACATGCTGACTGCACTGACTGGACCCAGTCCAGATTCAGTGATCTCGGGCTTGATTACCACAGCACAGGCCGAGATTGTGAGTATTGTGGCCGCCCATCCAGAATCAACAGCTGGCCTCAACGTCAACTTTGAAGCCATGGCCACACACCTGTCACAGGAATTTGCATACCAGGCTCAAGCTGGATTGTCAATCCCAGCCTTGCAGGCCAATTCTGTCACATCGGTTCAGGCCTTGGTAACATCGTTGCCACAGTATGCTCGGGACACACAAATGGGGGGCACAGCCAGCTTCCTGTCGCAAGTGGCAGATATAACCTCAGAAGGTGGCCAGAGCCTAATAGCAGCCATGAGAGAGGGACGAGCCCAGTCAGCATTGACTGTTTTGGGCATAGGCATGAACAATCAAGTCAGCACCGAGCCTGTGCCACAGTGATCTGTTGCCAAAATACAACACAATTCAGGGTTGACTGATAATTGATCAATTGTGTATAATTGCGGCATGAACAAACTAGATTGGTATGCAAAATGGACGGCCACCGCAATTTTGATTGTGGGAACCGCGGTCAACAGCCTGGGCTACTACCCAGCAGGGCCCTTGATCTTGGCTCTGGGCGGTGTCATATGGTTGGCAGTGAGCATCTACTGGCGCGAGCCCAGCTTGATCACTACCAATGCAGTGATGCTGGTCACAGGCTTGGTGGGCTTGGCCTGGAACTACTGGTCCTGATTGGCTCATGACAAATAAACTGATTCGAGACGGACAGGTGGCTGTGCTGTACAGTCCTGAGCATGGCGCCGGCTGGACCACCTGGAACCAGGAATATCCAGATCTGTTGTTTGATCCCTCCATTGTGGAATGGTTGGAACAAGGCGAACCGGAAAAAATTCTCACCTACATGACACTGAAATACCCAGATGTGTATGTGGGCGGTATCGATAATTTGACCATTGGGTGGGTGCCAGTGGGTACCAAATTTAGAATTGCTGAATACGACGGTGCCGAATATATAGAAACTGTGGACTCGATCAACTGGATCACGGCCTAACATCATTGACTTTTTATTCCAACTCTTGTACACTACACCTATGAATCTTGCATATCGTGCTCACAGCTACCAAACACATGTGACAGCTCAAGGCACTAATCAGCAGTTGTTGATTGGTCTCAAAAAGCATCTTATGATCGCCCAGGACACCACGGCCAAAAAAGATGTGAGATTGACCAGTCTCAACAACATGAGCGAAGTGCTGGAGTATGTGCTCAGCAACATCAATGAAGCTGTGAGTGTAGAAGAACAGGCAGTGTTGCGGAGATTTTTTAACTTGCTGTTGACCAAGATTAGAAAGTCGGTTGTGGCCATCCACAGCAGACCTGAAAATTTTCAAGAGGAACTGAGTTTCATAAATATCCTGTTGAAGATGTAAAAGATTTGTGCCCCCGGGCATAAATAACCTAGAGTGTAACAACTCGCCAACATTTAAGTATGTGGTTTTCCATAGCAAACTAAAGGAGAACCTCGATGCTATCTTTAAACTCAAACACCCTTTCCAGTGCAATCGCACGAAATCTAAACGACAACGCTACCCAGCTGCAAAAAGTTTCGGCTCAGATCAGTTCGGGCAAGCGTATTCTCACTGCTGCAGATGATCCTGCTGGCATGGGCATTTTGTCAAATCTCAAGATCCAACAAAGCAGTCTTACCGCTGTGGGCAAAAACCTTACATCGGGTATTTCCTTGTTGGATGTGAGTGACCGTGCCTTGCAAACACAGCAAGACATCCTGACTCAAATGATGGACTTGGCCACTCAAGCCAGTTCCGATCTCTTGAGCACAGAGCAGCGTGATGCATTGCAGAGTTCTTTTGAAGAACTGCAAACTCAGTTGACCACCACAGCTGAAAATGCCACCCTGTTTGGTCAGAACCTGTTGAAATCTGGGGCCACTGACTTGGACATTCAAAGCGGTATCAATTCCGGCGACACCTACTCATTGACTGCTGCGTCTAGCGATGCAGCTACCTTGGACGTGGATGCTGCCACCATTGACCTCAATGACGTGGCCGGTGCTCAAGCTGCCATGACAGCGTTGACCACAGCATCGGCCACCGTGGGCACCAACCAAAGCACAATTGGTACCATGATGACCGGTCTCTCCAAGATGTTGGACAATGCCAAGACCATGAAAAACAGCCTGGCCGAAAGCATTTCCAAAATTGAAGATGCTGATGTTGCTGAACTCAGCAGCCAGTTGACCATGTTGCAGAGCAAGCAACAGTTGATGAGCTCGACTCTGGGAATTACCAACCAATTCCCACAGTACCTGCTTAGTCTGATTCGCTAACATAGGAACAGCGGGGGCCAATAACCCCTGCTAATTATATCATGATATCAAACTCAATGAGTACTGCAGCCAGTGGATTGATGGCACAACGGCGCATAATTGACACCATAAGTCAAAACATTGCCAATGCTGACAATCCCAATTACAAGCGTCAGGACGCCACAGTTGAGACAGCGGGATCAAACTCAACTGGCGTGCGTGTGTCAGTGGCCACACAGAACCAGCCATGGCTGGATCGTCAGTTGAGTGTGACCTCTACGGAAATGTACCGATCACAAGCGGCTCGGGAAGTGACTGAGTCTGTGGATTTTGCTGTGAGTCACAGCAGGATTGATCAGACCTACAGTGACTTTGTGAATGCTGCCCGAGATCTGCAACAGTTTCCACAAGATCAAGTGCGACTGCAAAATTTCAATTCAGCAGGCGCAGCATTTAATTCGGCAATCAACCAAACCCAAGACAGCATACAGGGTATCCGGGATGACATTCAAGTCAAGGTCGAACTGAGTCAAATTGAACTGGATGGCCTCAAAGAGCAACTGAGCAAGATTGCTGTGAACGGCATCACCAGTGACAATTCTGGCGAAGTGCAAAAGATTCAACAGAGAATTGCCAATCTCACCGGCACCATCAGCGGTTATACCGAAGTAATGAATTCCATCATGCCACCACTCATGGCCAAGTTCACTGTGGTGACTGACGCTGTGAAAACCAACATCAACACCGCAGGTGGCACTGAAATGTTTTCAAATGGAGAATGGGTTGACCAAACTTGGGTGCAGGCCGGCACCATTGGCAACACATCAGGAGTGATAGATTTTGGCAATCAATATTCAGCGTTCAAGACCTTGATTGGGTCAGTGGCCAGTCGTGGTAGATTGGATGAAGAATACGCTACCCAAGACTACCACGAAGCTGCCAATCGCTATGCTGACGCATACGGTGTGGACATCAGTCAGGAAACCATAAAATTGCTCCAGAGCCAACGGCTGTACGAAGCCAATGCCAAAGTTCTAGCAGCCAGCGACAGCATGATTGGCACGCTGTTGAATGTAATGGGTTAAACCGTTTCAAAAACTGAGTTTTTGTTGTTTTTTTGCAACAAAAAAGCCATTGACCAAAATATCCTTTTTCGGTTACAATAACAGTATTGTAAACAAAAAGGAGTTGATCGTGAGCTATTACATTATTAGTCGTGGTACTGGACTTATTGTTTCAGATGGTCCCAACAAGACTCGTGCATACAAGACCTTTGGTGCTGCGCAGGCCACTCGCACACGACTGTGCCGCAAAGCTGGTTGGGAGTTGAACACCTTGGACATTGTAAACACCCAGGTGTACCAGCCACGCATGGTTGAGCGTACCAACATCATGACCGGACAGAAGTTCATGGAAGATGTCAACACACCTTACTATTGTTCACCCTCGTCAGAAACATTTTGGAGCACGTAAATGGAAAATATTATGCCACGTAGTTTTACATTCGATGTCATGGTTAGAGAAACTGCCGATGGCCGTATCAGTCGGTCTTCCAAAGGCGGACCATGGTTGAGATTGGCTAGAAAAATGGCCAAGAATGGCACCGCCAAATTGATTTGTAATGGAAGTCGGTTTGCTGGATATGGCGGTTCATATGATGTTGGTTATCATTGTACGAATTATACAGTAACGGAGATTGTGAAATGAAAACAGATTGGACCCTGTACATTTACCGTCGAGACCGTCGATACAAAACCGGTGAGCGATTGTTTTCCATCACAGTATGGCCTGGCCTGGATCGTGATGGTATCAATCGCACTGTGAATGAACTGTATCCACTGTACCAGGCCACACAAGGCTGGCGCATGGAAGCCCATGCCAGAATCGAAGCTTGACCGCAAATGGCAATTTTGTGTACAATACAATTTTCAAGGAGAAATCATGCCTGACCGTTTTGACCTAGAACAACAGATCTTGGATTGCTGGCGCATCACTGACGAGATTCCCATGATGGAATCCCAGGGTGCCAACTCAGCAGACATGACCAGCTTGGCTGGTGTGTACGAATTCAAGTTTCGCAAACTGTGGGAAACTTTTGAACTCATGGTAGCACAACGCCAATTTGTGTCAGCTGAGGTCAAGCATGAGCTATAGAGTTTTCCAGCACAATACCAACTATCAAGCCCGCAAAGGACTTGAAGGCCCTTTCCACTATCCCAATGGGCAGGTGTTGTACTATGACCCACGAGCCGGCGAATACTGGGATCCGCGCACAGACTTCTATGTGCCCAACGAGGATGTGTCCCGATTGCAAAATCAAATCTTTGATGTGATTCGAGCATGAGCGTGATTGACACAAAATTGCACAGAGCCTACAATCATGTTTGAGTGGGCTTTTGCATTGGCAGGCGTCACAATTTGGATCTGCATTGGCGTCATTGATTATTTTTTTCAACACAAGGACATTTCATGAATTCTACCAAAGTGTGGTTTATTTTAACTGTGATTGTGGGCTTGGTTGCTATGTTCGTGGCAGGCCTTGCTATTGGCAGTTTCCTGGATTCGCACATGCAAGACCGCATGGTGCTCAGCTGTCTCAAGGTCCAGGGCACTGACTTGGCCTACTGCAAAAACCTTGCTGCTCAGGTCAAACTGTGATGACACCGCACGACAGGGAAAACCTGGACTTTTTGCTCAACGCCTCGCCCGAAGCCCTGGCTGCATGGCATGGTTCGGTCACTCAAGACGACATTGAGTATGCTCAGGAACTGTTGGATCAGTTTGCTCGAGAACTCAATGATCGTGCTCGTGAGCTCAGAGTAGAAGCTGAACTTGGTCTCATGAGCGAATACTCACAAGCTCGTGCTATTTTGAAACAGTTTTGATTTGAACAGGATTGCAACATGTCTATCAACAGCGAAATCAAGCAAAAACAGAAAGAAGCCAATCTACGATATGAACGACAATGGCAGCGTCAACAGACCATGAATGTCATCAAGGGCCTGTTGTTTGTGGCAATTTTTGTGGGCGGTGTTGTGATGCTGTCCTGGTTCTGGGGCTAGTGCATGAAACAACGAATCACCTATTCCACCAACTGGATGGGCGTGGTAAATTTGCAATGGTACCGGGATCGTGGTCTGTTACACAAAGTCTCCAGAGTCATGGAATCAGCTTCTCGGTTCAACGATGCCTGGCGGGCCGGTGATGTCGTGGAATTTGAAGAAGTGACTGAAAGTTACAGTTGCGGGCGTATCGATGTGTACGGCACAGGTGATCGGTATGGTGATGAGATTGGTGTTCCGCCCATGCGCAGTGAAGACTGGAATCAATTTGGCTTTTGGTTGGACACGTTTGAAACAGATCGTATGTGGACACTGGCAGAACTAACAGCTGAGTATGAGAAAACCAATCCACCAATTCGTTGGGATTCAAAGGAGCAACAACCATGACCATCAATATTTTGGCTGTGCTGGCCGGCATCATGTGCATGAGCGTGGGCAGTACCGAAATCCGTAATGGTGCAATTGATTGGGATCTGTTCCTGGCCTGTCTTTGGATGAGTGCAGGAATCATGCTGGTACGCGGCGGCATACACATCGAAGATCCACGCTGAATTTGTGGCAAAAAAGCCACACTTTTTGGCTTGACCAATATTGGTGTTTTCGGTTATAATACTAGTATTGCAAACAAAAAGGATCACATGAAATACACCTTGATTACCCCAACAGGTCGTGTCTTTACATTTTTCCTGCGCAGCACAGCTGACATCTATCAGTCAGCTTATGGTGGTGTTGTTTTTTCGCAACAAATTGTGAATGATCAACTGGTCACAACAGGTTGACCCAAATTGGCAATTTCGGTTATAATAACAGTATTGTAACGCAAAAAGGAGCTGTGATGAAGGTCATTTACAAAGGCATTGAATATTTCCTTATTGGGGCCTTCGGCGAAACGGTGGAAATTGCACCCACAAGGCACGGCGCTGGTTCCTTTGAAGTTCATAAATCTTTGGTAACAGGAGTTCTGTAAAATGAAGCTGATGATCACAACACAAAATCACGAAAACTACGGTGCTCACGACTGGGACGGTGTGGGCGAGTGCCCGCAGTACTGGAAAGCCAAGGGCAGCAGCGAGTATCGTTATGACCTGGGTCCTTACGGTCGCAGCCAAGAAGCCTTGACCGAGCTGGTGATGGCTCTGCGCAGCAAGGTTGAGGAAGACAACTTCGGCTGGCGCAGTCGGGTGATTGACTGGGAAGTGGTGGCCGATGACTACCTGACCGAGTTTGAGCGTGATCAGCTGGACTATGAGGGTGTAATTCGTCACCCTGCCAAGACTATTACTTTGGGTGCAAGGGGTTAATCATGAACCAACGAATTGCTAAACTTTACGATCAGGCTATTGTGATTGAAGATGGCGGAGATTATGTTTGTGGTGAATTGGATCCAGAAAAGTTCGCCCAGTTGATTGTGCGAGAATGTATCAAGGTCAGCAATCTGTCGTTGTCAAAATACGAATTGCCAGGCGACAAAATTGCAGAACATTTCGGAGTTGAAGAATGAAACTGTGCCCCAAGTGTGATACACCTGCCATCTGCTGCGATCACTGTATGAACTATGACTTCAATGCCGACAGCGAAGGTCGCTATACAGGTGCAGGCTGGTGCCGACTTCATCAACGATCCGAAGACCCCGGAAGTGAGTGTGATGACTTCAAGTGCTTTAGATTGAATATCAGCGGAGTGGCGGAATAATTGTTGCTCAAAAACAACACTTTTTTGACTTGACCAATATTGGCTTTTTCGGTTATAATATGTGTATTGTAACGCAAACAGGAGATCAAAATGGGGTTTGAAAAAGCAGTGCTCGAAAAGGTTGCAACAGTTCTTGAATCCAGCAACCAAGCCAGTTTCTTTTATGGATCACTCTGTGTGATCTGCAACACCGCAGAAGCCAAAAAAGTTCTGCGTAAACTCAACCAGGACTACAACAACAAAGTCCAAATGAGCAAGGATGGTTCATATGGTTATATCTTTGACTTTGTAGCCTAAGGAGATCATGATGGGAACACGAAGCAGAATTGGTGTCATGCACGGTAGTACAATCAAAAGTGTGTACTGTCATTGGGACGGTTATGTTGAAGGTGTGGGCAGTATCCTGCAGGCACACTATGACAGTGCACGAGCCAATCAACTGGTGAGTCTGGGCGACATGTCAAGCCTGGGTGTCAAGATTGGCGAGAAGCATCCCTTCAGTGAGTTTGAATTGGACAAAACAAGCCCGGACCATGCAGCCGATCTTGCTCGAGTCCGACTGGCACGAGCCGAAGACTGGTGCAAATTTTACGGTCGTGATCGCGGCGAACAAGATGTCAGCTGGCAAGTGGCTCACACATTTGACCAGTTCCTGGACCAGGTGGAAGCCTGTGGTGCCGAGTACTACTATGTGATGCAGAACGGTGTGTGGTACACTGGTTGCCCAGACAAAGGCAGCCCACTGGTTGCCTTGAGCGAGGCACTTGAGGCAGTGGCACAAGAGGCTGCAGCTTGAACGACGGTGAACAGTTTCCAGTAGAGGAGTGGGATGCGGCATTTCCGCCCCAGGATTTTGAGCAGTGGGCACCTGAAGTGATAGACCACATGATAGATTTACTGGAGCAACAACATGGGACTTGATCAATACGCATATTCAGCAGCACGAGCCGGACAGTGGGATGACTACCATGCAGAGTGGGATCGGTCCGAACGCCTGGTACCAAAGCCTAGAGAGTTGGCCTACTGGCGCAAGCACCCAAATCTCCACGGCTGGTTTCATCAACTGTGGAATGAAAAAGGCAATTCGGGCAGCTTCAACGGTGACGAGCTAGAGCTGACATGGGATGACTTGGACCGGCTGGAACAGGCCATCAAGAGTGGCGAACTGCCTGATACATCGGGATTCTTTTTTGGCCGTGATGCTGATGTTGAATACCGAGATCGTGATCTAGAATTTGTTCGACTGGCTCGTGCAGATATGTTTCTAGGTCTGAGGGTGTTTTACAATAGCAGTTGGTAACATGAAAAAAGTCTACTACGAAAAAGTTGGTCGCAGGTATGTGCCGGTTTATGAATATGACAGCAACCTGCTGGACAGTTTTCCGCAGGGAAATCATTTGGTCATGTGCTATCCTGGCGGCAGCAGTCGCAGGTTTAATATTGATCCAAACTATGCTGCCATGATTGCGGCTGGACGAGTGGCCGAGGAGGCCATGGCCGAGGCCATGCAAAAGGCCAGCGAACTGCGCCCACAGCGGACCATGGTCACAGAAGGGCAGCGTCAGGCCTGGGAAAAGCTAGCGCATGAATTTGGAGACGAGCTTTGCACATTGCAGGGCAGCAGTGCACGTGACATTGTTGAAGCTGGAATCCAAGCCATGCAGGAAGAAGCCGATCAACTGATGCAGAATTCCGCAGTACGAGCAGCCTACGAACAGTTTGTGCTGTTATGTAGGCTTACACAACCCCAAACTGACTCAGAGTAAATAACATGATACTGGATATCAACGATGCACGTTACCAAGGAGTCAAAGTGGCCGCTGACTGGATTCGAGACCTTGAAAGCAGTGACAGCCGACTACACAAAGAACGTGTGATAGAAAAAGCCTTGATGGCCGCTCAACTGGGTAGTGCTCATGCTCAATGTTTCCTGTTCAATTGTTATGCAGCCTACAATCCTTTCTGGGTGTTCCATGTGCGTCAAATTCCCGAAACACAGGGCCTGGTCAGTCGGCCAAATCCCTGGCCACGCTTTTGGGCCTTGTGCGAAGCCCTGCGCACTCGCAGTGTGACCGGACATGCAGCTCGAGATCGAATCCAAGCCTTGAGTGCAGAGTTTGATTCTCAAGAATGGAATCTTCTGTGTCGTCGAGTGCTGCTCAAAGACCTGCGCTGTGGCATCACGGAAAAAACACTCAACAAGATTCTGGGCAAGACCACTTGGCGCATTCCAGTGTTCAGTTGTCAGTTGGCCCAGGATTCCCAAGACCAGGCCAGCAAAATGCGGGGCGTGAAACGCTTGGAGGTCAAGCTGGATGGTGTGCGTGTGCTGGCACTGGTGTCGGGCAATGCCTGCACTCTCTACAGCCGCAATGGCAAACAGTTGGACAATTTCCCCCAGGTGGCTCAAGCCATCTTGGACAATCGTGAATGCTTTTATACCGGCCAAGCCACATTGTCAAATTTTGTGTTGGATGGCGAGATAGTGGGCGAGAGTTTTCAACAGCTCATGCGTCAGGCGCATAGAAAAAATCAAGCACATACCACAGGCATGATGTATCATGTGTTTGATATCTTGCCCCTGACCGATTTTGTTGCAGGTGTGAGCACACTATCTCAGCGTCGCAGACTGTCATGGCTGGAGCCGGTTCGTGAAACCCTTGAAGCCACTAGCTGTTTGAGAATCATGCCCGGCATGGATGTGGACTTGAACACTGCCGAAGGTCAAGACATCATGCATCGTTTTGCTGAGGCTGCTGTGGTGCAAGGCTACGAGGGCATCATGATCAAGGATTTGGAGGCTCACTACGAGTGCAAACGCACCAGCTCGTGGTTGAAATGGAAACCCATCATCACAGTGGATCTTGAGATTGTGGGTTTTGAAGAAGGCACTGGTCGCAATGCGGGCCGCCTGGGTGCTAT